GCTTACCAAACAGAACCATAAACTTAACATTTTCACGTATAGGTTGTATTTTTTCTGTTGGTAAAATCATTATAATTTATTTTAAAATAAAGCCAAGGTATTATCCCTGGCTTTGTCGTTTGTGTATGAAAACTATTTATTATACAACATAATAAACAGTGTCTCTTAAGTTCTTGTTGTAAATCTTACCATCTACTTCTATTGCAAAACCTAAGTTACGAATAGTAGTTGTGGGGATTGACCTAGAACTATATACTTTCTTTTCTTCTTCCCTGGCTGCTGCAGTACGTGCATTTATTGAAGAAGCTTCAAGTTTAAGTGAATAATAAGTAGGCTTTGTAGGCCATTTACCACTTTCTTTTTCAAGTTGCTTCTTTTCTTTAGCCACGTCTTGTACTTTCTTAAGTATCCCAAAGAAATTATCAGACAGGTATTTAGCTTTCTTGTAATTCATACTTAAAGCCCATTCTTCAGAATTAGTCCAGTCAATATCATACTTGGTATTCCCAAAGAATTCAAGATAGTCACCTACTTGGATACTACGGATAGGGTACTTAGTTTTCATACCGTATTGATCATCACCAGCTACAGTAAGACCTAATTCTATAGCAGTCCAAATAAGTTGTTGTGCTAACTCTAAAGAGTCAACATAAACTAAAAAGGAACCAACTTGTTCTTCAACTGCTTTCTTAGTTACTTTTTTTTCTACAGGTTTAAGTATATCTCCTAATAGTTCAAATAAACTAAAAGAAGAGGTATTATTTTGTACAGTGATATTATTTCTACTAATATCTTCTATTTTATAGATTCTTGTATTTTTCATTTTCTTAAATTAAAATAATTGTGTTTGTTGTTGCCCTTCAGGTTTCTGAATATCTTCAAAGGATATTTCATCAAGTCTATTATGTTCTAAATGAGACTTAAAAATAATAACCCCTAATTCACCATCTCTATTTTTTCAATTTTGTTATCGTAAAGGCTCTTTATCCTTTACATCTATATATTACTATATAGTTCAGACTATATCATCAACCATAAGTTTGTTTAAAATCTTTATAGACATCCTGTTTCCACTTATCTATAAAGGTAATCCATCCTTTTGGTTGTTCGGCGCTCGTGTCGAGATTATTGGTAGACTCCTCACTCGTTAGTCGTTGCTCCTTCGTAACTACTCTATTGTCATTCATTACGCTTGGATCAGGATTGTCCTCTATAAGGATATTCCCTGAGTTCACCGAATTTTTCAGTGTTGATTGCTCAACAAAGTCCCAAATGTAACCTTTACATTTGCTTTTTATATGATTTACAGCTTTTGATATACTTGAAGGATCTACCTTCATTTCTATAGCAGCTTCTTTTAAGGAATTAAAATATAAAACTTCATTTGTTTTAATATTTAAAGCTTTAACTTTTTTCATATTATTTTTTGCTACTTTTATATAATTAATATGTAATATCTTTTTACCTTTTTTAGAGTCTGAGAATTTTCTTCTTGATTCTAAAGGCCATTTTAAACCTAAGTTTGTTTTACAATTTACTCTAGCATTATAACCATAGTTATTATCTAAAGTATTATAGTAATTAATCCAATATTCTTCTTTTTCTTCAATATTGTTTAAATTGTCTATAAATTCTATTACTTGAAATATAAAGCTATTCTCACTATATTTATTCCAAGAAGATTGTAAATGTAAGTTAAAATGTTTATTTCTACGTAGCATCCAATAATGTTGCCCTTTTCGTCTATAATGGCCTATTGCAGATCCAATATAAATCTTATTATTTATAGTATTTTTAATCATATAAATACAAGGGTGCCCGTTTTTCTGTATATCTAATTTCTTATAAATCGTTTCCATATATACTTATACGGAAAGCACTATAAAAGGTTCATTTAATTTTAGGAAATGTCCAAAGGCTAATCCTTCTGTAGGAATCATTTTACTTCCATAATGCTCTATACCAAGAGTTTCAGGTCTATGAATTATAAAAACATAGTCTGATGTTTGATATATTACGTCAGAAGCAAACAAATCTTTGGCTAAAGGATAGTGTAAACTTGAATTAGATATCCGCTCAATAGATTCTATATCTCTATTTAATTGTGATAATTGAATAATAGTAGTTCTATTATACTTTTTCACTTCCATAAACATATTCTGTAATTTAGATATAGTTTCTCTTTCAGATTCCCCTGATTTACCTTTTGTTAATAAAATATGATCTAACATAATTATAACCCATTTACCTTTTCCTTCATTTTCTAAAAATTTAAGGATAGTTTCCCTAATTTCATCTACATTACCTGAAGTTTCTACATAGTAAATAGGATAATTTTGTATTCTTTCTACTTCATTTTTAATTTTATTAAAATCTTCAGTAGATAATGATGAATATTTTCCAGCACTATACAGTTCTGAAGCTGTTTTTCGTAAACTATAACTTAATTTTCGCTTACCACTATAGTTTTCACTACACTAATTTATTATTGTAAAATTCAACTGTTTTATCTACAGATCTACCATGTCGTATATAATAAAGATAAAAGGCTCTATATGAAACATTAAGTTCTTTAGCGTATTCAGTTAAATATTTGTTGTTAACCTTAATTGCTATTGGTGCTTTAGTTCCAAACATACTATTGTTTGAACCTACTTGAGCTAATTTAATTTTTTCTATTGATTCTTTGGAATGATTATGTTTATAAAAAGGATTACTTTTATTAAATCTACGTATTCCTAATTGGCCCTGCCCTCCATTAGTAATATTAAGACTTAAATTTAATCCCTTATAATGTTTTATCATTGCTATTTCTAGTATTGCAGCAGATACCGCATCTAAACTATAAAATAAAATCTCATGTTTTATGTTATTCCATCCATATTTACAAATAGCATTATAAAATTTAGGACATGTTTTGTATCCATTTCCTCTATTCCATCGAAGGTTAACTTTTCTTTTAGTTATACCTACATATACTTTACCATTAGGCAATGTATGTTGGTATACTAACCAATTTTTTGAATTCATAAAAATAAATTAGGACGTGGTCTGGACTATATCTTCAAGTGCAATTATTAATTATCGCTCACTATTAAGTTGTCGCTATAATAATCTACAATTGTTCCTGCATCTAGTCTCTACGGCTGAATCTATAATAGCACCTTTATTTCTGTTGCGCCACGGGATTTTATCCTAACCTTTAATTATAGCCTATGCCTCGGTATTAGCATATTAATTTTACATATTACCAATCGTTCTTTCACATATGTACTTATGAGGATTGGATTTACTATAATCGTTGTTAACGTTTAGTACAGTGAGCACTACAACGGTCATTAAAATTAACTTAGCTTTCACCGATATTCAGGAATTTATTACGTCGGCCTGTGTAATAAAGCTTAACCGACTTGTCTAGAACTTACCATCTCAAATGAGAAGCTAAGAACTACAAAATTAGCATCTGGGTTAAGTTCAAATAAATCTGTTTCAAGGCTATTAACAAAACTAGATTTACCAGAACCACTTCGACCTGCAATAGTATAAATTACATTAGGTTCTATACCCCCCATGCAAATATTATTAAATCTAACCCATCGTGTTCTTAAAGATTTAGATAAACCTCTACGTCTATGGTCTATATAATTTACAATTTCTTCTGTAGGATCTTTAATATGTCTATATTTCAAAGGATAAGATCTATAAGAATTGTGTTCCATAAGCATTGTTTATTTTAGTTTGGGGAAGAATATTTTCTTTCTCTTCAATGCTTTTAGGTATATTAAATTTTAAATAGTTTTCATATCGTTTATACTCTTCTTCGGTTATCCAGTTTAGCAGACGTTTCATGTACATCATGCTACCTGTCTTTTCTTTTTGTTCTAGCTCACATCTTAAACAAGCTAGTATATGATCATGTAAAGTCTTATTATCCTTTACAAGTTTTAAATATTTTATCTTTGCTTTTACTTTACCACTTCTTAGATAATCTTTCTTACCATCTGGTCTAGTAACATGAGATGGGTATGAATTATATAATTCTTCAAACATATCACCTTGAGAGATTAACTCTAAGAACTTTAAAGTAGTCTGTATACTTTCTAAGGGGGGCATATCACCTATACCCATAAACCTAATGAATCCAAGATTTTTGATTTTCTGTAATTTTTTGTATAAGGTTCCTTCAAGTATTTTATCATATTTTTTTAAGGATAATAGATTTCTATCCTTTAGTAACATACATATAGTGAAGTCATCAGCACTAAGGCCTTGCTTCACTATAGTATTTAAGTTAAATGTTATATTCATACTTCTAAACTTTCTTTAATTAGAAGTTTCTTTTTAGTCTTAAATCTCTTTTTTTTAGCTTCACACATACCTTTAACTTCTTCATAGGTTACGTCATAGCCTAAATCCCTTATAGTTCCTAAAAAATAACCTATAACGGAGATACCATCAAAGGATTTAAAGCAACGTAAATGTTCTGGTACAAATTCTATAGATAGAATATCTACTAAAAGAGTTATATCTTGTTCTTCTTTTATTGCTGAAGTAACAACACATCTAGGATTATCTTCTTCCATTAATTTTCTAAGAAATTTGTAACTATTTGCAATTTTTCCCATATTAAAATAAACTTAATTGTGGATTTATTATTAAATCTATAATTTTTTGTGTTTCAGATATATAATAGCCATAATCAATATTATAATCAATCATTTCTTTTTTCTCATAATTATTAAATATAGTTTGTTTTCTACCTGAACAATATAGAATATGTTTATTTGTAGATTTGTCTACTTTATATAATATACCTCCTGTTTTAGAGATGTAATAACGAATAGTTTTTTGTAAAGTATCTTTTGATAAATTGTTATCTTTAATGTAATGATATTCGTTAGTAAATTTTTCATCTGATCTTTGTGCTATGCAAAAGTCATATATGTTTTTGTGATTTAATATTGTATCTCTTATTGATATATTTTCAATAAAAAACTTTCTTAACGCAATAGATATAATTTTTTTATCTACACCTTTAAGTTTTGTATTGTTTGTTTTTGTTAAATTTGTTGTAATAAAATCACCTTTTTCTTTAACTTTATTATTTTCTTGTAGGCAAATATAATTATTAATATCTCTTCTAGCATATATAAGATATTTATTATATTCTAGTTCAAAGTTATTACGCTTAGACCATTTCTCACATAAATCATAATATTCTTTTTCTTTATCTTTTAAAACTTTTGTAGTTATACCATCTGTATTAGTTGATATTACTTCAAAATTATTTAAAAATAATTGTTCTATTAAAGAAAGAATATATAATTGATTGTTTATTGTAATTCGATAAAACATTAAAGGATCATATAACCAATGTTTATTCATTCCTGTTTTACCAAATGTACTATTTAACGTAGTTTTTAAACCTTCAGCTTTTGCTATTTCTTTATTCTTTTTAGCTTCTAACCTTAGATCTCTTATTTCTTTATATTTTACAATAAAGTTTTTTTGTAAATGAGCTGGAGATAAATTATGATTTATTATAGTTGTAGGATACATAGACCCTATATCACAATCTATAATGTAAGATTCATCTGTTTGTTTAAATAAAGCAGGTCTATCATCAGAGTGAATGCCTCCAACACCAAGATTTATTTTTAATCCTCTAAAGATTAATGTTTTCTTAAATGGATTTACAGCTTCATCATCTTTATAAAAAATAATAAATTCTCTTAAATTAGTTAAGAATGTATTTAATTCTTCTGTTTCAAATTTAATATTATCAAAAATAACATCTTTGAATTGTATTATTTTTCTAGGTGTTTTAAGATTTTTAAAATCTTGTATCTTTAAACCAGTTGATTCAGAATAGAATTTTTCTAATAATCTATTAGCTATTCCACTATCTGGTTCATCAATTACATTTACTTTATATAATTTTGTAATGTCTTCTCTTAATTTTATTTCAGGAAGTAAAAAATCATATAAAGCTTCTGTTATATTAACATCGTTTAAATTATATTCTTTAATAATATTAATATCCTCTTGCTTTATAATTGTTTCTGGTTTAAGAGGTAAGTCTTGTATTAAAGGCCATTCTAGATTGATAGCAGACATTTTTAAGGATTTCTGATATAACGCTCCTACTCTCATTAAATCAATTGATCTAAAAGGTAGTTTATATTTAAATTCTCTATAATCTGACTTTATAATTTTAACTGTTAAATCAAATAATTTTTCAGCTATTTCTAAATTTTTTGACCAATATAAATTATTATAATTAATAAATAAATAATTTAATAGTTGATTATCATAACTATGATTATTATAACCAATTAACCATAAATTTTTATTATTTATAAATTTATACAATTCATATATGTGATCATTTGAAAATTCACTTAATTCAAAATATTTAATTTCTTTGGTGTTAATATCTTTAAAAGTTACACAGAAAAAATTAGGGTAACTCTCTATATCATATACGTATTTCATTATAACGGTGTTTAATAATAAGATATTGTTTTCTAATAACAATATAAATAAATATAAGGAGTTTAAATATTTAAATTTAATATCTCCTTATATTATATTAATTTAAAGATAATTGTTCTTTAATTTCTTCCCATTTGTATACGGAATTCATCGTTTCAAAAGTATTATCATCTAATATCTTTGTAACAATACTAGTAGCAAACCATTTAGGACTATTTCCTATAAGGAAAGATTGCCCTACAGTAGGTTCCTTAATAATATAACCGGTTTCTACATAGCCTTCTTCAATATTATTAGGGTGTGATCCTTCTAATAGAGATCTAATTTTAGTTAATTTAACTCTCATGATTATAAATAAATAAAATCGAGCACTTCAATCTGTGCTTCTTTTAAGATTTCTTCAATTGTTCTTCGTTCTTTTTCAAATAAAGCCTTATTATTTAATAATACTTTATCTGTTATAAACCTGTCAAGAGTTCCTTTTTCTTCCTCTATCTTTATTATAGAAGGCAACAGTTGCTCTTTCTTTACACATAAAGGACGATAGCTAAGAATATCTCGCATTACATTTTCTACTACTGCTTCTGCTTTAATTCCATCTTCCTTATAAGTATAAAAGATACCTACAGCAGATTTGCTTATAGGGTTTAAAGTAGAAGTAACAAATTTTTCAGTAACAAAAGGTACTTTCATTACTTGAAAGTCTATTAACTCTAATCGTTCCCCTATTGTATATGATAGATCTTCTAAAGTATCCCGTACATTTTTACTATCAGGATGCATTTCATAGTCTAATAAATCTATTAAACTACTTAATTCATTCATTCCAGCAATTTCAAGTATATTGTCTAGAAAAACTTTAACTTTAGGGTTAAAAACTTTTTCTGGCATACTATGCTCAAGTTTTACCAGGTATACATTTCCTTTATGTATATAGTC